AATAGAGTTCTGAAGGGTATCTTGCGCCTTTTGCAATGCGAGGTTTCTAGCGTCTGTGGCGGTCTTTGTGGCCTTGTCTAAAGTATCTTGAGCCGTTGTAAGTGCTGTGTTAAAGGTGTCGTTTTCTTTATCCATAGCCGATTGCATAGCGGAGGAGTTGTCCGCAAGTTGCTTCTGGAGATCAATACCGACTTGAGCATATTGTTGCGCTAGCGCTTGAGTCGCAAAGTTAGTCCCGTCGTTCATCTGTGCGGCTAGAGAATTAAGCCCGTTCTGTGAAGTGTCCTGAATCTGTGCGTAGAGGCTCTGAATAGAGTTCTGAGTGTCAGGGGTCGCATTGAGAACAGATTGAGCGAGCGCATCTCCCTGTTGTGGGCCTTGCGCGATTACCTCATTGATAAAGGACTGGTTGTAGCCTTGCGCGGCAAGAAGTCCTGCATCCTTTTGAAGTTGCGTAATCTGAGCCATCTGGTCTTGGAGCTGAGATACCAGACCTCCAGCAGTTCCCCCACCGGCAGTAAAGAGTTTGCCGATGTCAATTTTGGTTGCGTTGGCGAACGCGCCAGTCATTGCATCAATGGATTGCTGGATAATGTTTTGACGATTATCCGCGGCGGCTTGTTCAATTTGTGCGGCTTTATCGGCATATTGCGTTTGGATGTCAAGAAGGTTTTGCTGGTGAGTGGTTGTAGCGTTCTCGACTGCCGTGTTGTAATTATCTTGAGCCGTAGCCATAGCATCGTCGTATTTTTGGTTAATGTCAGCAACGCTTTGATTGAAGGTTTCGTTAGCGTTTGCGATGGCATCATCACGCGTAGCAGTAGCGGCATCCATCTTTGTTTGACGATCAGTAAGAACCGCGTTCATCTGATCCTCTAGCTTTACGGCTTCATCGTTGTATTTCTTGATTTCCGCGTTGCGCTTGGCTAGTGCTTTAGCAGTCGCAGTAGCAACTTTAGATGTTCCCCCGCCTGGGACTTGACCGCTTACATCAAGAGAACCGCCGCCCGAAGTTGCGCCACCAGATAAGTCGCCAGATGAGCTACTAAAAGAAATCTTTTTATTTTTTAAAGAGTCCAAGGTGTTAGCAAATCCGTCAATTTTCTTTTTAGCAGAGTCGAAAAAATTGCCTACATCTTGCGTTCCCTCGTTAATCATCTTGAGAGCCGCCTTAGCCCCGCCACCTACGAACGGCAGGTGAGATAACGCTCCGAGGAATAACTTGAGAGGCCCCGACTCGATTTTAATAAAGGCTGTTACTAAATCGCCAAGCGCGCCAATAACCCAACCGACTGCTTCGACAACCGCTTTCATCACATCTACAACGATGTCGCGGAAAGTCTTGCTGTGGTTCCAAGCCACAACAATCGCGGCAATTAACGCGCCAATGGCGAGAATGATTAGGCTAATAGGGTTGGCATTTAACACAACATCTAGGGCTGCTTGAACTACTGACCATGCTTTAGTGGCAAGAACTACTGCTCCAACTATGCCAACCAAAATTGTAAGTTCGGGCAAAATAGGCTTGATGACATTTAAGACATCGCCAAAGATTTTCATAAGATCAGTAAGAACTGGAAGTAACGCCCCGCCAATAGTTTCTTTAGCGGCTTCCATCTTTGTTTTGATTAACTCCATCTGACCCGCGTAAGTCTGGAGATACGCCTGTGCCTGACCGCCAATTTTCTGATTTAACTCATCCATTGCTTTGGCGATTGCTTGGTTTTTAGGCAGGGTTGTATCTAGGGTAATACCAAATTCCTTGAAGGCTTTGGCTGAACCAGTTGTAGCTCTAGAAAGAGTACTTGCTGCTTCGCCAAGTGTTTCATGTTTAGCGCGAGCGAGGTCAGCTGCTAACGCCATTAACTTTTGCGATTCAGTTACCGATCCAGTTGCCGTTACAAGGGTGGTCATTGCGGCGCGTGTATCGTTGCCGGTAAAGGCAAGGTTCTCCATCGCTGTAACTGACTTTTCAACTGCCGCGCGATTAGCCTCGGTATTGACTTTGGCGTTGTTCATTGCTGTTGCTAATTGAACAGTTGAAACCTGAGCATCTTCGGCGGCTTTTACGGAACTTTCAAGGAGTCCTGTTAATTTTTGAACACCTGCCGTCATTAAGTTTCCAGCAAATACGCCACCCATTACAGTTTTGAGCGAACTAAACTTGCCTTCTTGATCCTTAGCGGCGTTGCCAACTTTTCCAAGTTCGGAGGTTGCTTTATCTACTGCGCTTGTAAGATTGCCGAGAGCAACCTGGATGTCAATATTTAATGGAGGAATATCACCTGCCACTCTAAACCCCCATCGCTGCTCTTAGAAATCCTGCTGCAATCGTCTGCGCTTTACCCGTTGCAATGAGATTTTCACGCGCAGGAGTCATATATGGGTATTTTACCCCATTCCAATTAGATGAGCCTTGCTCTACTGCTCTAGCGTATTCAGCTCCAGATTCAACGCTTGCGACATAAACGCCAAATCCCCTATGGCTAACTGGCTTGGCAATAATGTTTCTAAAGAGATTGCCCGTTGCGATGTTTGGGCCTTCTCCATCTCTAGGGCCGATGTGAGGGTTGTGCCGAAGTTTGTTGTTTTTCTGAATAGGTGGATTAGGGGTTTCGCTGGCAATCTTGCGGGCATCAGTCCAGAGAGCAATAGAGATTTCCCTAGCGGCTAAACCACCAGCCTTATCCATGCGATTTTGCCATGCCTTCAAAGCTGCTAAGACTTCAGGCAGGTTGTCGCTCACTAGCTCTCCATCTTTTCAATTTTCACTTGCTCAATGGTATCGGCAATCGCTAACAACCATTCAGCCCGAACTGCTGGCAAATTATCTACTTGGTCGGGAGTCCAACCAAACTTGTCCGCAAATCTAAAGTAAAACCATTCCTCATCTGGATAATCAAAGTCTGCATTTCTTTGGAACCCTTGAAATAAACTTTTGAGTCTTTCTAACTTTCTAAAGGGCTATCAGGATTTAGGCGGTTGAGGTCTGTGTCTTGAAGTTCAGGGAATATCGCCTTGATGTAGTTTTCAGTTTCTTTAACGAGCAGAGAATAATCGGGAATTGGCAACTCCTCGATTGAGTCCTCTTTAACTGAAGGGATTAGAAGATCGTATGACCAATCCTCGATGATTGCGGCAATGAGCGCGTTGCTGATAGCAATTCCGCGTTCTGCTGCTGACCCACCATCACCGGCTTTCATAATCCGATTGCGGTCTTTAACTTTCAATGTGCTTGGGTCTTTGAGGGTAATTGTTGCGCCCGATGGGAGTGTTAATTTTGCCATAATGCCTCCTAGTAAGTGTGCCTTCTGATTATCTTAGCAAAGATAGGCAATGGGGGGATTCACGAAGGCGGGCAAATCAACCCCCATTGCGGTCTATGGGTTAAGCGACTGAAGTGGTTACTGCGTTCTTGATAACCCACTTAATAGGGGAGTATCCGACAGATCCAGCATCGGTCAGGTTTCCTTGTGCGTTGAAATCAACAAGGACTTCGACAAAATCCTTAGAGCGTTCAATGACGGCGAGTGTGTATGCGCCCTTTGTCATTGTTGCTTGGATTGAGGTTTGAGTCGCACCTGTTCCCGTAGTCCAGTTAAAGACGAGAGCAGGTTGGGTGTTTGATAGGTAGTTGGTAAGTTGTGTGTCATTTTCCATGAGGAAAGTAGCCTTACCGGTAACCTCTAGCGCACCGAGGAACACTTGATACGGAGTCTGCACATTTGAGATTCCATAAACGGGGGTTACTGGTCGCTTTAGATCAATGTTTCCGTCTGTATTATTGGAGATTGTCGTTCCAGCAACGCTAACTGTTCCAGTCCATACAACGCTTGGGAGAACTGTTGAGAAAGATGGGGTTGGAGTTGAAGCTGTGGCTGACTGCCAGCCTGTTGATTTCGCGTCATATTCGAGAAGTCCATCTGCGTTCCATTTGAGGGAGAAATCGCTGAATTGATGTCCTGTCCATGAACGAACGCCCGCGCCATAGAAATCAAGCAAGGTATAGGCAGAAGGCTGTGCATCTGCGCCAGAAGTCGCTGAGTTCTTTAGAGAGAGGGTGTGAACATAAGGGGCTGATCCTGAAACCACATCTTCACCGAGAACTCCGGCAAGAGGATAGATAACGGTATCGGCAAATACAGCTCCACCGAAATCAAAGGTTGAGTGAACGCGACCTTGTAGGTATGCGTAGTTCTTTACGAGCGATCCACGCAAGCCCTCGTCATAGAGAGGTGTAAATACATCTTGAGGCTTGAGGCTGGAGGCTGTAACGGGAATGTACGCGGTAGGTGTTGTGACCGCTGTTCCTTTTGTTGTTTCTTTAGCAATGCCTACATACGAACGGTGGGTATTTTGTAGTGCCACTTACTCACGCTCCTTGCGTTGTGTCAGGCGCGGCTGACGGGGTTGGTGTTTTCTTTGGTGCAGAAGCGAGAGTTACATCGGCAGAAATAATTTCGTCTTGCGAGTCGAAAGTGTCGCCTGGCTTAATGGTTAGACCGAGCGTAGGAAACTCCTTCACTTCATCGCCATTGTATTGATAGGTTGCCATTGCTCTCCTAAGCCTGAATCATTTGGGTTACATCGAATCGAATCTCTGCAAAGGTTTCAGTTGCTCCGTTGTCAGAAGTAACTGGCTCCCCATATAGACAATCAATCGCCGGTTCGGCGCCTTGCCAGACATTAACTTGCGATGAATCACCGAAATTGTGACTAGCCCTGAGCGTTCCCTTGATGTTATCTACTAGTGTATCAAAATCCGACATAGCATCTTCGGCGTTGTTTTGTAAAGAATGATGAAAGACTTGTAAGACAACGGTGTAATCAACGCGCTTCCATCCACCAGTTGCACCACCGATTGCTAAACGGGTTTCGCGCTCGCTCTGAATAAAGATTACGCAAGCAGAACGGCTCATCTGTCCCGCCGTTGCGTTTACTTGAAAATTAATGCGTTTTGGAAAGGATGTGAATACCTGATTGAGGGTGGGGATAGCCGCGCCGGTGAGGTAGGAATAAAGCGTGGAACGGAGATTGGCGCGACCTGCTGCCATTAACGCATCCTTCGGAATGGGGCAAGAAGTTCTTTGGCAAGTTCAAGGTCTGAGCCAATAATAGATTGAACACTTGGGCCACTAGAGGCGCGTGTGGTTACTGCCATTGTGAGCGAGTTATCTCCACGCACCTTTAGAAAGTCAGTAGTCGCTAAGATCGCCGCTTCCTTGACTGCCTGAGGCATATTACCCACCGCTACACCGGAAGCGTGAGCGTATTTAAGAGCGCCAGTAATAGCCACAGTACTCGATCCATAAATATAAGAAGGCGAAACCACAACCTGCTCGGTATATTGCCCGTCATAGATCGTAACAACAGTTCCGGCAGTCAGCCCAATCGGGTCGATCATGGTAAATGAAGATTGACCTGCCGTAGCGGTTGAAATCAGTCCGTTACAGTATCCGGCGCAGTAGTTATAAGCAGCGTAAATCTTAGAACGCGTAGATGGTGGAAAGCCAAAAGAAAGTG